TACGAGCACTATTTTTACCAATGTAACTTCTCAATACCACAGTGGTATATCTAACTCTAGGATGTAGCATACCAGCAGTTTCATAATCTTTGCCTGTAACAAACCTATCTTGTACACTTCTAATTTTCCTAGCCATGTATTTTATTTGTTCGTCAGACTCAGCAGAAATACCACCATCTGCATTAAATCTATCCAATGATGCTATCTGTAATATAGTATTTTGTACCTTACCAACATTAGCATCATAATAATCAACATTCAGTGCTATTGAATTGAATTCTGCATTTTTTACATTGTATATCTCATCCGTATTACCACCATTTTTCCTATAAAAAAGTAAAGTTTTTGCAGCAGGCAACAATATTTCTGAATTTTTACCATCACCAAATACCAATTCAACAAACCCTTCAGGAGTGTTGTTCATTTCATATGCATATCTATTTGGGTTGTTGTTTAGATTTTCAACCTCATAATAAGTTCTTATGGTATTTCCCAATTGATCGTATTGTCTTATCAATGTTTTGTTATTAAAAATGTTTTTTTCGTATGCAATTTCTCTGAAATTTTTAGATCCTTTACCAGGGTCGATATCCCTAGTAAATGTACCACCCTGAATCATAGGTATGTACATATAAATATTTTTATCCAATATATTATTAGCCTTATCATATCTCAATACAAATTCAAAACCCAATTCCACTATATTAGAATATAGATTGTTGTCATTGTAATTGAGTGCGTCAATTGTATTTTCTGTTGAAAAATACAGCACCTGATCAAAAACCAAACTTTGAACCTCGAACATTTTTCTCGATCCAGCATAGTCAACATAAACATTTTCATTTGGATTAAATCTCATTTGAAATTTATCAACAAAAATACTACGCTCATAATATTCAAAATTATTTTCAACCACACTCTTTGTTTTTATGTTTGTGCTATTTTTAAAATCTTCAAGTTTTTGAAAAATATTATTAACAGTGTTCATAAAATCTTCTGCAGTTACACTTCTCAACAAATAATCAAGTTTATATGGAAAGTATGGTCTACCTTCCATGGTGATCGGCTCAAATACTATGTTGGATGACTTTGATAAAATGTCACTCACAGAACCTTGCTGTTTCTTTTTTGTTATAAATCTGGCACCACCCATTTGGTTGGTCATATCAACTTTACTAATGGATAGTGCTGGTTCTATTCTTGCATGTTTGTATCCCAACATGTCTGCAATTTTTATAATGTTTCTTCTATCTTTAGCAGTTGATAAATATGCTTCATTCATGTTCATGTCAACACGATAAGCCATCATCTCACCATAGAAAGCAAATAACTCAATCAACATCATCACATAATCCGACCTGAAAAAGTCGTTATAATTCGGATAACTTTGCTCAATATAATCTTGCAATGTTTGTCTTATTGAGTGAAAATCATACTCCTTAAAATCATAATTCTCGATAAGATTTTTAAACTCAGATGATAATTTTTTGACTTCTCGCTCAAATGTTTTAACAGCCATAAGAATACCTTTTTTATATATTTTTCTTTATTTATTCTTTTTTTGCTTTCCATTCAAAAACATTATTCCCACAATCCCAAATCCTATCATATCCATTCAGTTGCATATTTTCCCATTCAGTCAAATCAATATTAAAGATATTTAATTTATTCTTTAGTTTATATTTTTGGAATTGTATTTTGGGCATTAGTTTTGTGGACCCGACTTTAAAATAAAAATAGTTTGGTTTCAATGTATTAATTTTAGTAAACCCCATCTTTTCATAATATGTATCTGTTGAATAACGTATATCTGAATACGTCACAACTGATTCCGGTAAATAACATCGTAAAAAATGTTTAAACAATTTACTAGCACCACCAATAATCTGATAGCCTACCTTATTACAAAATCTATGCATTTCGTATTGATAGTGTCTATTAAACCTAGAGTTACCAAAAGTCATCACAGATACCAACTCACCATCAAAGAACAACCCCAATTTTATTGATGATTTTTCCTGTCCTTGGAGATGATTTTCTTCCAAAAATTTATTTTTTGTGGTGGATGATATTTCAGAAACAATACATTTTCGTGCATATATTTTTTTTTCAAATTTTCCAAGTTTTGCATTAATAACAGATAATACTATATCTCTTTTTTCCAGCCATTCATTTTCAAATATATGCATCAAGTGAATATCTTTTTTCATGCATTTAATAGTTTTATCCAGATGGTAATTTTTACTTTTACCATTCAATTCACTATGCCAATATATACCATCAAATTCAATTGCCAGTTTTTTAATTGGAATGTAAATATCAATTTCTTTACCATTAAGCACTGTCCTATTAGATTTCTCCAGAATATGTTCTTTTTCTAATATCGAAATTAATTCATTTTCCATCTTAGAATTACCATTGAAATGTTTATAATCACATATTGGGCATAGAGGTATGTGTCCGTTAGATATTCTTGATTCAAACTCTTTATGACATTTACTACATTCAAATTTATATTTTGTTCCCTGTTTTGCTCCAATATAATTCTTTTTTTCAAATAATGGAATTATAGTATCTATACCAAATAAAGTTTCTAATTTTTTGTGCATAGAATGTTTTATTTTTGTCTCTTTCACAATATCATTATTAGACAAACATTTAACTGAACAAAACTTTGCATATCCTTTGGAATATCCTTTAAATGTAGTTTTTCCACCACATGTAAGGCATGAAGAATTAGTATTTTTAATCAAGTACAAATATTCTTCGAGATAGGATCTGTCAATTTTTTCCAATTGTTTAGAAACCGCCAAAAAGTTATTTAATTCTAACCATCTTTTATTAAGTTTATTGAAATCCAACCCACCATTCTTTTTGACTATAACACCCAACAAATCATCAATTGTTTTATCACAGTCAAGACCACCAAGAAGCATATAAACTCTATCTTTAAATGATAATGTCTTATAATCTTTTGTTTTATCCAAAATTTCAAAATATCTAGTGAGAATATAGTTATTATTAAAATACTCCGGAGTCATCTTGTTTGGTTCGAGTTTATTAGTTTTTTTATTCACCAACGTTTTTATAAAATCACCGATATCACATAATAAAAATTTTTCAGAGGCTTTTATTTTTTCTTCAATTTTATTATTTTTCCTAAAATCATTTGAACATTTTTTCGAACAAAATGATTTGTTCTCTTTAATCCAGATACCACATACAAAACATTTCATTATTAAGCCCGACTTTCACCAAGTATATAAACTAATATAAGTATATTATATACATTTTTTATTCTTTTCCTGTAAATTAAAAATAAATAATAAAAATATAGTATTTAAAGGTGGTGATTTTATGAAGACAAACAATTGGAAACAAGGAAAGTATGATTTAAAAAATCAAAACAAATACAAAGGAAGCTTGCCGGTGATTTATAGAAGTAGTTGGGAACACAGAGTATTTTATTTTTTAGACAGCAACCCAGCCATAATTGAATGGGCCAGTGAAAGTATAGTGATACCATACAAGTCTCAAATAGACAACAAAATGCATAGATATTTTGTGGATATAAACTTTATAGTCAATGATAAGAATGGCAACCAAAAAAGATATTTAGTAGAAATAAAGCCCTACGACCAAACAATACCACCAAAAACTCCTGTCAAAAGAACACCAAAAGCAATACAAAGATACAACCACGAAGTTTTGGCATTTCAAAAAAACCAAGACAAATGGGTTTATGCCAGTGCTTGGGCTAAAAGTAATGGTTATATTTTTGATATTTGGACAGAAAAAACACTTGGATTAGAAAGGTAAAAATTAATATAATATTTCACCCAACACACATGCATCACGACCAAAAATAAGATAATACAGGCTCTGTGTATTTCCATTCAGTCAATTCAGATTCATTATTTAATAAGTGTTTTTTAATTGACACATTTGATATTTTAATATAGATTCCAACATTATTAAAAGTATTCAAAAACCAAATAAAAAACCTCTGTGATTTTATAATCTCACAGAGGTTTTAAATAAAATGATAGCTATGTAAAATAACTATCAACCTACCAACAAAACATTATAGCGATACTACAACCTTACCATAATAAGCATCAGCACCCATCATGTTATCTGCTATACCATATCTGGTACTCAACATAACTCTAGGCATAAAGGAGTTACCATCAAGAATAGTTGGGCTAACTTCTAATGGAACATAAGGCATATAGATGATACCGCTATCGGTTTCAGAAGTACCTTTGTAACCCATCAACACATCATCGGAAGATCTGATAATATCGGTAAATACTTTGAATCTACCTTCAATTGTTCCAGCCAAACCAATGTTGGTTGGATCAACGTAAGATGAAGATGATGGAGCAAAATTGAAAGATTTCAAGGTTTGCAAAATTGTCAATACCATTGGGTTAACAATCATCCAATTTGCAGCACCTCTTCTGGTTCTAACTGCTATTTGATTGGAAACTTCCAAAATCTTAGAATACAAAGCCTGATATTTCTCAGCCATGGAGTTGGTACCAGAAATGTTTGCATAATCATAGTTTGTTGTATAACCAACTTTGGTTTCAATTGTGTTTACCAACTCTCTGTCAATGTCATTTGCAATGGTTTGTGCCAAAGCAGTGATCATTTCTTTCTCAATATTGATACCCAAAGAAGCTTGAGCATCTTGAGCAGCTTCAAGCGACCATTGAGCTGCTAATCTTCTTGTTTTAGCAGTTACAGTGGTTTG